CCAGACCGTTCAGGTAGAATTCCAAAGTCAACTGCTAAGAAGAAAGTAGGTAAATAAAATCTGTAAATCATGTGGATGTGGTTGTTCAAAGCCAAACTGTAAGGGTGCCTGCAAGAAGGGCGCTAAGAAGTTATCTCCTAAGCAGAAGAAGATTGCTGCCGTTGCTGGAGATAAGACCAAGATTGATGGAGCCGATTTTAAGGCCCTACGTAAGAAGGCAAAGTAATGGCAAAAATGTCTGATGCTAAGCAGGATGCCAAGGTTATGAAGGGCATGACAGCGGCACAGAAGAAGAAGTTTGCTACGGCTGATAAGGCCATGGATAAGAAGAAGCCATCTCGTGCAATGGACGAGAAGATGGATAAGGCGTTAGCCAAAAAGATTAAAAAGAAGTAATGACTAAGCCACCTACGGGTGGTTTTTTCATTTATCATTGCAGTATCAGTAACCCGTTGCGGGTCTGTGTAGTCCCAACTACTTGCGCTGTTTAAGGGGATTTATTTATGCTGCTCTCGCCTACCTCGGTGATGTTATGAAGCATGCAATCCACAGCGCCATTAAAAATTCAAGCCATGAGACTGCTCGGTTGATGACCTCTCATCTTCGTGTGGAAGCACACAACAGCGGATGGCCAGAGCACGTTGCTCGCTCTCTGCACGTTAAGCATGGTGACGATGGCTTTACATCTCACGTCCATGATGCACATCATTCAGATGCGATGAATGTGGAGTACGGCACTCCTAGCACCCAACCAAACGCCGCCATACGCCGCTCTAGCAACCGCACAGAACAGGCTGAGTCATTCTTTATGAAGCGCCTTACCAACCATCTAGGAGGGCTGCTATGACCTTCCTATTAGATGAAGACGAAGCAATTCGTAACCTTCTCAAGGGTCTTGTGGTCACAGACCAAAAGGCTACAGGTGTTGGTACTCCTCGCAGTGTGGGTGTTTGGTTTGGACAGCCAGACCAAGAACTTACCGCTCAAAAGTATCCGTACATCACCATTGACATGATTGACTTGGCAGAAGACTTTGCTCGTGCCATGCGTGGTCGCGTTAAGCCCGTGTACATTAGTAACCCAACCACCATTGATGGCACCGCAGCATTTGACCCACAGACTCAAGGTTGGGATATCAATTATCCAATCCCTGTAAATATTGATTATCAAATTACAACTTATGCACGTCAGCCTCGCCATGACCGTGAACTCTTGGCGCAGTTGTTATACACAAGACTTCCATTGCGCTTTGGCACATTGGATACAGGTACGAATACTGCTTCTGGCACTACTCGTCGCCTAGATGTTCTAGATGTCTCCAAACGAGATGTTACTGAACAAGGAAAGCGCTTATTCGTAAATGCTTTCACTGTGCGAATTTCTTCAGAAATTGCGCCAGAAACATACAACAAGATGTACAAAGCGTTACAACTCAACGTCACGGGTCCAACTGGTTCTGGAAGTCAAGTAATTGGCCGAGAATCATTGACACCAATCTCGTACACCACACCGACACCATAAGGAACCCCCATCAATCTAGTTAGGAGAAATCATGGCTTATAGCCGTCCAGGTGTTTACATCAGTGAGCGCCTTCTACCAACACCTCTAGCAGCGGGTGTCACAGCAAATGCTGCTGGTGCTGTTGTTGCGCCGTTTGCACAAGGCCCAGAAGCAGTAACGCTTGTTAACTCTTGGTATGAATTTACTAAGAACTTTGGTGGCTACAATGCCGCCTACCCAGCAACCTTCCAGGTTGGTGCGTACTTCTCAAACGGTGGACGTGAACTCTACGTCAAGCGTATCTTGGCAGCCAACGCAGCAGCAGCAGAAGTTGATATCGTTACTTCTGGTGAGGCAACAGTTGCAACTGTTACATCAAAGAACGCTGGCACAGATGGTAACAACCTCCGCGTTGTTGTATCTGCTGGTTCAGTAGCGGATACCTACACACTCACACTCTACAAGGAAGCAGGAGTCTCTGGCATCATTGCTGATGACATCCTTCTTGAGCGTTATGAGAACGTGGTATTTGATGATGCAACATCTTCAGATTATGCAGAGACAGTTATCAACTTGGTATCACCAAACATCACAATCTCTGACAGTGCTGGTGGTACACCAGCAGCAGCAACTTACCCACTATCAGGTGGAGCAAACGGAACTGCTGTAGCATCAACTGATTACACAGCATACAAGGGCGGAGCATCTTCAGTATTTGAAGACTTCACAGCACTAGACCGTCCACTCGTTATGTTCCTCCCAGCAGTCAATGCTCTTGCATCTGGCACCGTTGCAGCAATTGATGCAGCAACATCATGGTCAGAAGATAACAACGGCTTCGTTGTTGTTGATACAGACCCAAGCCTCACAGTTGCAAACGCAGTTACATTTGCTGGTTCTCTTACAGATACAAGCAATGCGGCTGTCTACTACCCACACCTATTCATCGCTGACCCACTAGGTCGTGGTGCGGGTGCTCTTCGTAAGATTGGCCCATCAGGTTCTGTTGCTGGTCTCTATCTCTCAACAGATGCAAGTCGTGGAGTTTTCAAATCTCCAGCAGGTATCGGAAGCACAATCCAAGGTGTCGTCGCTGTAGAGAAGACTTTTACATCTGCAGAACTTGACACAATGAATTCAAGCACATCACCAGTTAATCCAATCCGTCAGATTCCTGGCGCTGGTTTGGCTGTCATGGGTGCTCGTACACTTAAGCAAGATGGTACAGCGAACAAGTACGTCAACATGCGTCGCTCACTCATCTACATCCGCAAGAACCTCAAGAATCTCACAGAGTTTGCAGTCTTTGAAAACAATGATGAGCGCCTTTGGGCACAGTTGCGTAACAACCTTACCGTATTCCTTAACGAGTACCGTAACCAAGGCGGACTCCGTGGTGCTACACCTGCAGCAGCATTTTTTGTAAAATGCGATGCAGAAAACAACAGCGCTCAGGCAATCGCCAATGGCGAAGTTCACATCCAAGTTGGTGTGGCTCTCCAGTATCCAGCAGAGTTCATCGTCATCGACCTCAGCCAAAAGACGCTGAACTAACCCGAAGGAGAAAGTAGACAATGGCAACAGTTATTAACAATCGGTCAAATCTTGTTACCGACCCAATCAGAAACTTCCGTTTCTTGGTTACATTCATTCCACAAGACAGCACAAATACAACACTGTCATCACTTAAGACAGCAACATTTGGGTTTACTTCCGTATCGGGTATGGCGGTTACAACTGACTCTATCCCTTACCGTGAAGGTGGATACAACACGACAGTTCACCAAATTCCTGGTCAGACTTCGTTCACACCAATCACACTACAACGTGGCGTGATTCTCAATACTCACCAGAACTATGACTGGATGCGTAACCTCTTTGCAACTGTTTCTGCTAACGGCACAACTCGTTCCGTAAATCAGAACTTCCGTTGCGACTTGGAAATCCAAGTTCTATCACATCCAATTCCAAAGGCTGGACCAGAAGATGCAACAGCAGCAGCATCTGACCACACAGCAATGCGTTTCCATGTATACAACTGCTGGCCAACATCAGTTGCTTATTCTGACCTCAACGCTGGTGACAATGCTTTGTTCGTAGAACAAATGACACTTGTACACGAAGGCTTTGATGTTAACTGGGCTCCAAGCCTGACAGCAAACGCATCCGACTTCTAACAAAGGACTAACATGACGAACACAATTAGTGCAGCGGCTAATCCCGCATTGGCAAATAACATCATTGAAAAGGCTATGGCTGAGAAGCCAGCGCCTGCAGAAGTAAAAATTACTCCTCCTTCAAATAACGTAGTGACACTTCCTGGCGGCTTTATTACAGCCGCTGGGGAGGTCATTACGGAAGCAGAAGTAAGAGAATTAACTGGAGCAGACGAGGAAGCAATTGCTCGTGCTTCAAATATTGGCAAAGCAATTTTGACTATCCTTAGCCGAGGAACAGTCAGAGTTGGAGACCAAAAAGCAGATGACAAAGTTCTTGACCAAATGCTTTCAGGAGACCGTGATGCCCTTATTCTCGGTATCTTCAAAGCAACTTTTGGTAAAGAAACCGAAGTACCTGCTTTTTGTGGTGGTTGTGAAGAAATCAAAACCATTGGTCTTGACCTTAATACAGACATTAAGACTAAGGTCTTGTTGGACCCAGTTAACGACCGAGTGTTTACTGTAGAAGGAAAGAACAAGGTCTATACAGTTCAACTGCCTACTGGTCTTGCACAAAAAGACATGATTAATAACTCGGATAAAAGTTCGGCCGAATTAAACACCATCATGTTAGAACACACTGTTCTTCAAATTGATGGTTCACCAGTACTTAGCAAGTTGCAAGTACAAAACCTCGGTCTAACAGACCGTCGAAAAATTATTGATGAAATCAATGCAAGAGTCTCAGGACCGCAGTTTGATGAGATTTCTATTACCTGCCCAGACTGCGAAAGTGAGGTAAGGGTACCAATTAATTTTGGAACCTTATTTCGAATCTAAATCAACGCCGTACACGCATTTAGTTGCGGAGTGGTCATCGTTAACAACCTCCTTTAGGGGGTGGACGTTAACAGAAATAAAAGAGTTGTCACCAAGAGAAAGAAAGAACTGGCTAGAAGTAGCCAAGTTTATTAGCAGAAAGGACTGAGCATATGAGCATGGTAGGCAAAATTCAGTCCTTGACTGGTGGTGTCGACAAACTTACAAAGAGTGCTGATGCGCTTCTTCTTAAGTTAATTAAGATTAATGAAGTTGCTGGAAAAAGTATTCACAGTGCTAATCAGGCTATTAATACAACTGGCGGTTCTCTTAACTTAACTCAAGGCACCAAGGTACCTCTTGGTACTGATAATGCCCGCATGCCTGTAGCAGCGCAACAGGTTGCTGGTGGAAATGTCTTGTCTGGAAGCATGGGCAATTTCTCGTACATGTCTAAAGGCACCATGATGGGCAACATTGCAATTAATGGAGCAATGGGTGCCGCAACGGATATTGTTAATGCTGGCCTTGGTTCTATTCCAGACTTAGGCGCGACAATGCAAAATCAACTTGGTTATTATCAGGCTGCTCTTAAATCTCCAGGTATTAGTCGTATGGCTTTGGAGCGCACCACAATTCGTTCAATGAATGGTGGA